AAATGGACAAGCTGTCTGCACCTATTACATTCTACACTGCTGATCTATCAGCTTATCCTGAAAGATTCAATCAGTTTGAGCTAGATGAGCCTGTAGATTTGGAACTAATCAAAGGACAGTATACATATAGTATCTATGAGTCAAGTACCACACCTCCAACTATTGCTAACTCTACAGGAGTAGTGATTGAAGAGGGCAGGATGGTAGTATCAGGACCAATAGTATCATCAATTTATGAGTAATTATGGCATTTAAAGATTTTTTTAAAACAGTAAAGCACGAAATAGTAGAGGGATATCAATCATTCTCTACTCCATTCCTTAAAGTAGGAGGTGCTAACTTAACTCTACCTTATGTAAATGGTAGACATCAGACTAATGGATATATTCCATTCGGTCAGGATAACCTATTCCCTGAGCTACTCAATCAAATCTTCTACTCATCACCATTACATGGCTCAATAGTTGGGTATAAAGTGAATGCAGCTGTAGGAGGTGGATTTAATATAGTAGCTGATAGACTTACACTTGAAGATAAACTAGAGCTATATACACTAGAAAGAAAATTAAACATAAGAAAGATAGTTCCTGCAGTAACTCAGCAACTCATCCTGCATAATAGAGTATATTTTAAGTTATGCTTTGATGATAAGATGAAGCTCACAAAAATTGTCAATCTATCACCTGAAAAACTTAGAGTAAACTTAGATAGAAAGAGATATTATATTTGTGATGATTGGTCATCTAGGATTGATGTACAGGAGATAAAAAGATATACTCCTACCTGTAGAGATTATGAGCAGTTATTTGTATATGAGGTAGAGAGTATTGGTCAAGATTATTATCCACTACCTTCCTATACCTCTTGTTTAAATTATGCATTTTTGAGTGGCGATCTTTCATATTTTGCTAAAAGTAACATACAAAATTCGGTCTTTCCATCCTTTGCTATGATGTTCCCTAAAAGACCTCAATCTGAGGAGGAAAAAAACATGATAAGAAATACCATTGATAGGCTTAAAGGTAGCGCCAATGCTGGGAAAGCTGTCGCATTTTTTGCAAACTCAGCAGACCAATTACCTAAGATAGAAGCTTTGCCAACTAATGGTAATGATGGTCTATTTCAAGAGGCATCACAGCTAAACACTGAGCAGATTTGTTTCTCTCACACCATTGATCCTATACTTATGGGAATCCGTACTACAGGCTCACTAGGTAATGGCTCAGATATTAAGCAGGCTTATATCATATTTGAGAAAAATGTAGTAATGCCACTAAGAGACCAGGTAGCTGATATCTTTAATGAGCTACTATTCATAGCTAAGATAGATGCAGATTTCACTATCAATAACTATCAGATAATTAATGAGGCAATAGTAGAACTTGAGGGAGATACCTCTAAGACTAATGATGCACTTAATAGTCTATCACCTTTGGTAGCTACTAAAGTACTTGAGACTATGACTGAGAATGAGATTAGAGCCTTAGCATCTTTACCTCCTGTACCTGGAGGAGATAAAAGCAAATCACAAATTGCACAAACACCTATACTATAATGCTATACTTTATAACAGAAACCTACTTAAAGAATAACACACCCATCACAGCTAATGTAGATGTAAACAATGTTACTCCTTACTTAGCTACTCAAGCTCAACTGAGAATCATGCCAATCTTAGGTACTACATTCTACAATGACTTACTAACTAAGTACAATAATCAGACATTAGATCCTGATGAAGAGACTTTAGTAACATTCATTCAGCCTATTATAGCATGGAGAGCTGCAGAAGATGCTGTATTTGGTCTATCTCTACAGCTAAAGAATAAAGGTCTACAGACTCAGTTCGGAGATAACAGCTCATCAGTAGATAGAGGTACTATAGCATTCAGTATGGAACACTATGCACAAAAGGCTGCGTTTTTTGAGCAGAGATTGATAAGATACTTGCTTAAGAATAGAGCTTTGTATCCAATATTCACAGGTACAACTAACCGAGATACTGACCTTAGACCTATGATTGATGGATGTAGCTGTCTATCTAATGGATTGCTAGAGTGTAATGGTCTATGTGGAGGTGCAGGTAACAATGGTTACAACAATTCAATCTTAATAATATGAAGCACTCAGGCATCTTATCATTCTTAACTTTTGGCTTTGGATATCTTTCAGGTATCTCATTAGTATTTGCTGATCAGTTACATTTTAAATTCTTAGGATGCCTATTAATATCTTATTTTACTTTTTTACTAGCATCTGAAATAGAATCTAAAGAATGAAAGCACAAATATCCCTACTATTAATATCAATTCAATCAGAACTATTGACACTTATATCTATTTGCTTTGCATTCTTTTTACCAATAAGTGGGATACTGCTAATGATTGGAGTATTAATATGCATTGATACTATCACAGGCATTTGGAAAGCTAAGAAGATAGGAGATAAAATTACTAGCAGAAAGCTCTCAGCTATCATTAGTAAGTTAGCACTCTATGAAGTTACTGTTATAATGTTTTTTCTTATAGACAAATTTATTCTTAATGATATCATCCTCACTTTTTTCAGTGTACCATTTATGCTCACCAAAATTGTAGCTCTAGTATTATCTAGTATAGAGGTGATGTCAATCAATGAGTCATACAAGCAAGTCTACCATTTGGACCTGTGGCAAAGTGGAAAGGCATTATTTGCTAGAGCTAAAGAAGTTAAAGAGGACCTAAACAAACTGAAATGACTAGATGGGAACTTACATCTAAATACGGTACTGCTAATGTAACAGGTGCAGGATACTTAGTAAAGATTAAGCTACCATATCCAATGAGAATAGCTTGGGACTTAGACAGCACTGTCAATTCTATGATGTGTCATAAGTTAGTAGCAGATAACTTTACAGCTGTATTCAATGAGCTATTATCTACCTATGGATATGATAAGATTAAAGAGTTAGGGATTGATTTATTCGGTGGATGTTTCAACTATAGAAAGATGAGGGGAGGTACAGCACTATCCATGCACTCATGGGGTATTGCAATAGACTTAGATCCTGCAAGAAATCTACTCAAAGAATCATCAAAAACTGCAAGATTTGCAAGACCTGAGTATAAGGCAATGATAGATATATTCTACAAGCATGGTTTTATATCTTTGGGTAGAGAGAAGAATTATGATTGGATGCACTTTGAAATAAAAGAATGATGAGATACTTAGCTATAATCTTACTACTCAGCAGCTGCTCTGCACAATATCATCTTAATAAAGCAATAAAGAAAGGTTATACCTGTGAAGAGACAGGTGATACTATAAGAATCACTACACTAGATTCTATCCCTGTTATAATTAATAATGATATAATTTGGGAGAAATTTATTACTACCAAAGATACTATCATAAAGTATAAGACAGTCTATGTGCCTAAGACTAGACTAGATAAAAAAATAGAATATAGACTAAAGGTCAAAACTATCTACAAAGATAGGATAGTAGAGAAAGCACAGGCTAAGGCTTCACAACCTAGACCTAGAGGCAATCTTAGTCTATTATTTGTAGGAGTAGGCATAGGCTTACTGCTATCATATCTCTTTAAATTTGCAAGAGAGAAATATTTGTTCTAAGTTTACACCACTTATGGTAAGAAAAAGACTGTTTTTTGACATTGAGACATCATTCAATGTTGGTATATTTTGGCGATCAGGATATAACCTCACAATCAATCCAGGTGATATCATCCACGAAAGAGCTATCATCTGCATCTGCTACAAATGGGAGTCAGAGGATGATGTACAGTTCCTAACTTGGGATAAAAAGCAATCAGATAAGGCAATGATTAAAGCATTCCTCAAAGTTATGGCTCAAGCTGATGAGATTGTGGCTCATAATGGGGATAGATTTGACCTCAAATGGCTACGCACAAGAGCCATAATACATGGACTTGATGTTATGCCCTCACCTAAGACTATAGACACTCTTAAATGGGCTAGAAAGTACTTTAATTTTAACTCAAACAAATTAGATTATATAGCTAAGTATCTTGGAGTAGGGCAAAAGATGGATACAGGAGGACTAGACCTGTGGAAAGATATTGTATTTAAGAAAGATCAGCAGGCAATGGATAAGATGGTAGCATATTGCAAAATGGATGTCACTGTACTAGAAGCTGTATTCAATAAACTTAACTCTTATGCAGCTCCATCTACTCATTATGCTGTAATGGAGGGAGATGAGAAGTTCTGCTGTCCTGAATGCACTAACTATAATGTAAGACATAATAAACAGGTAGTAACTGCAGCAGGGACTATCCACTATTGGATGTTATGCAATGATTG